GACCCCGCATCAAGTGGAGTCCCGCACAGCACTTTACCCTTGGAGTTGCCCGCCATGATCCGGGCAGTCTACAGCGTGGCGCGTGATCACGGTGGTGTGTGTGTATCTTGGTGACGCCCTAAGCCACCACTCCCACGCGCCGCACCACACGTCCCAAAAGACTTTTGTCCTAACACTGGATGATGCGCTTTTGAGTGTCGCAATCACGGCGGCGCTTTCCATCTTTGCCCATGCCGTCTCAAGTGGGCTCACAGCGCGTGCCTTCCTCTGCGTGTTGCGTCCAAAACAGCGTCGTCTGTGGTGGCGTCTGTCACCAGAGTTGTTTCGTCCCACGTTGCGATCCTGTTGACGTTGCTGGTCACAGACCATGTGGACTGGTCTGTGGCGTCACAGGTTGCGTCGGACGCGCTGTTGGCAATCGTGTGTTCCCTCACAGCGCGTGCCTGTCGCTGTGTTGCGCCACATAGTCCAAGTGGAACGGCATCCACTCCCAGGCGGAACCGTCAACCTCCGGCTTACCGTCCCAATAAAGGGCACCGGCAATGCCCATCTTGAGGCTCAACTCCGCACGGTGTGCCCTCTCGCGGATTTGGTGCGCCGCTGGATACTCCCGTACTTGACCCATCGCTGGCTCCCGCGCTCTTTGGCCGTCTTGACCCTGTGGCAGTTTGCACACAACACCTGCGTCTTAGCAACCTCTTTCTCCAGCCGGGAGATCGACGGTGTATGTACCACTGCGCGCGCGATGTTCCACGACTTGGCGCCGTGGTCAAGGTGGTCAAACTCCAGCACAATGGGATTTGACTCACCGCACCAAACGCACGGGTGACGTTCCAGGTATTCGTTGACCCAATCAACTATCGCTTGACGCCTGACGTTTTCACTGGCAGGCCGGCTCACCGCATACCCTTGGGCGGCAGCGGCAGGGTCTTTGACCACGCGCTGGATATTGCGTCGGTGGCCAATTCGTTTTGCGTGGTGTGCAGGTCCAGCAGCGCCACCAGTGCGGCAGGCGGGAGGTGCGGCTTGCACGCGTCTTCTACAACGTGCTCCATCCACGCGACGTGGCAGTGGACCAGTTCATGTGTCACGTAAAGACGCTGCACATCAGGCGCCTTGTCCCAGAACTCGTGCGCGAATCCAATGGACGCATGACGCATGCCCTTGGTGACCAGGCAATCCGCCAACGCGTCCGGGTCGTCCACTCCCTCATGTACCGAAAAGACCCAGTCCTTCAGCCCCATGCAAGCGGCCAAGGTGTCTACGTAGTCCTTGGTGCGCTGCAACCGTATCATGCGTGGGTGCTGGGCCATGACCGGGCATGGTGCCCGTGGGCGCGTGATCACGCCACGCGTGCCACAATGCATCCGCTATGGCCTCAACCACGTTTTCCACCACCCTGCGCACTTCACGGGCTGACGCGATTGGCACTGCCATTGACGCGGGCGGCGCTGCTGGCCTGTTGCGCATCTATGACGGCACGCGCCCCGCCGGCGGTGGTGCGGCCACCACGCTCTTGGCTGAATTGACGTTCAGTTATCCAAGCGACGCGGGCGCAGCTGCCGGCGTCTTTACCGCATCGGCTATCACCAGCGACGCAAGCGCGAACAACACCGGCACGGCGTCATGGGCGCGCGTGGTTACCAGCGCAGGAACGTATGTCCTGGACTGTGACGTGACCGTGACAGCAGGTGCGGGCCCGCTCAAGCTGGACAGCGTCAGCATCAGTAGCGGGAACACAGTCGCCGTTAGTTCGTTTGTCATCACAGAAGGCAACGCCTAATGGCCATTACCACTGTGGACGGGATTGTTGCTGGCCTCCAGGTCCCGCAAACCTTCTTTAAGGTTGGCGCCACCATGGAAGCCATTGGCGTCATGCACTCTCTGTTTTACACCACGGGCATGCCGGGCGCTGCGGCGGCACCCTCGCCAGGCGTCAACGGTGCGGCGCTCACCACGTATGCGGGACAAGTTCCATACACCAACCCGTCATCCGGCAACGGGTACCTTGCTGGTGTCAACGTCAGTGCCACGCTGGCGGGCACGCTGTACGTGTGCGACCGTCTATGGCACAACAGCGGGCTTACCGTAACGACTACGACGATCCAAGCAATCACCACGCCGGCATTCCCCGCGAGGGACAAGGCCGGCAGTGCCAACGGTGACGGCATCATGGTTGGCATCGAGGTCAGCACGGCCACCACCAACGCTGGCGCGGTGACTAACACCACGCTCAACTACACAGACCAGGGCGGCACCACGGGCAACGTCGCCACCATCACCAGTTTCCCCGCTACGGCAGTGGCCGGCACGTTTGTCCCGTTCCAGCTTGCTGCGGGTGACACTGGCGTGCGGGCAATCACCAACGCGTCCGGTGGCGGGATCACGTTGGGCACGTCATACGGCGCAGGCGCCATCCACTTGGTAGCCTACCGCGTGCTGGCCACAATCCCGGTGGGCCTGGCCAACACAGGCTTGGTGTCCGACTATGCCGGCGTCGGCTTGCCTCGGCTGTATGACAACACGGTCCCGTTTCTGCTGTGGCGTCCCAGTGCAACCACCGCCGTCACCGTGCAGGGCGAAGTCCTCTACGCGCACGGGTGACCCATGGGCGTATCGGGTAACGGCGACTGGCCTCTACGCTCGCCACGCACCAACAAGGCGCTATCACACCGCAAGTCTGTAGACTTCGCGGGCGCACTGATTGACCACACGGTTGTGCTTGACCTGTTCTTTGGGTCTGCTGTCGTCACGCGCACAGGTACGCTTGCGGTAACCACCGATGACGTCTCGATAGCAAGCGCCGGCAAGGTGTGGATCAAGGGGCCGCTGGCACTCACGACGGATGACGTCACGCTAGCCGCTGCTGGCACTGTGTCTGCTGGTGGCGGCACGCGCACGGGTACGGTGGCGTTTACGACTGACGCGGTGACACTGGCGTCTGATGCGCAGAACATCCCGCCGCCTGGTTCGTTCACGGTCGCGGCGGATTATAGGCGCCCGTCTGTGTTGCAACCTATCGTCAGCATGCCACGCGTCGCGGGCGTGCCAGGTGGCCCGCGTATGCGTGCGGCGTGGTGGAGACGCTAGACGGATGGCGCGTCGGTGCCGTCAAACGTGCGTTCCTCTTCCACTTCCTTGATAGCCGCATCCCACGCTGCCCTGCGCGTGGTGGCTGCGCCGGTGCGCTCCCACCGGGCCATGGACCCGCTTGGATACTGTACCGCCCAGTCCACCTGCCAGTGCCAGCGTCCAGCGTGGTCTTTTGATAGCGTGACGCTGAAGGCGCGCACATGACCAGTGCGGCGCAAACTGGTGGATGGCGGCGGTTCGGTGGTCCGGTAGAGTGACGTCATGGGGCGTGCCTTTCCGGGTCGGTTGACCCAGCCTCGCAATCCTCGGTGGGCGCAGTGATTGCCATAAGAGCGGCCTGTCTCGTCGGGCCGTAGACCCCTTCTCTGACGTGACGCGTGGTTGCGTCCCACGACGCCTCGCCTGTGGTCCTGTATGTTGCGTCGGAGATAGCAACATATGAATCGCTGTTCATGGCGCGAATACCTCCCCCGTTGTGGAGACGTGCAGCAGGATCGTGACGTCGTGCGGGAATGACGTGCAGTCCCAGCAGCACAAGCGCCCGTCACCGTCGTGGCGGCACAGCATCTGCCCAACACCGCGTTTCTGCGCCCGCTCAAGTGCCACCAGCATGCAATTGCGTGTGTCCACATACTGCGCCGCGTGGAACACGTCCAGGACTTGGCCGGTCATGGGATGAACCTTCCCGTGTGGCAATTGCAACCGGCGTCAGGTTCGGCGCCGCAATTGGTGCAGGTGTGGTCTTCGGGCTCTTCGGCCACCAGCGCCGGGCGCGTCTCGGTGGTGCGGCCCAGCGCAAAGGACTGGACGTGCGGCGTGGCCCCGCCGATCTTGGCGAGCGCCATGGACCGCTTGGCTGCGCGGCGGGCCTTGTCAATCGCGCCATCTTCCGTCTCGGCATAAACCGG